ATTTTTAAGTAAATGCATATGTAATATATTTTTTAATTAATAAATCCAATCCCATACACAACTATGAACAAAATCAGAATCCTCATTAACTTTGTCAAGTTCTTTGTCATTTAATGGCTTACCGTTATAATCCGCAGATGCAATAAAAGCATCACAAAATTTTGGATAATCAGTTGTATCAATTCCGTCTACTTCTATATTTGTTAATTTGCTTAAATCCATATCTTAAAAAAGTATATCATCATTTTTATCACTATCTTTTATACCTATTAACTTAAATTTTCTTAGACCTCCGTTGTTTACATCCTCTCTTTTCCATTCTTTAAACTCTATGTATGAGCTTAACCATCTACCAAACCATCTTGTACTCATGTTTCTAGGGATCTCTCTACTACCATTATTAAAACTATTATATATCTCTTTAGTAGTATAAAACTTTTCATTTACCCATAAAAACTCGTTTTCGCAAAAATCGTAAAAATCTTCATTAGTGTTGGATATTAGTTTTCTCGTTCTAGCTGTTTTTAGTTCTGGCTTTATGAGTCCATTATTAAAATAAAGTTGTATGTTTTTAATCATATAACTATAAAAATCATTCCACTCGTCTTTATTCCATCCACTAAAAAACATCTTTTTAAACTCATCTATAGGCTGGAATCTATTTGAGTAATGCCTGTATAACTCTATCTCTACTTTTCTAGCATCATGAGAGTCTCCAGTACCAGATAAAACATAATTAGATGTAAATAATATTTTAGGACTAAACTCATAAGGTATAACTATCGGCTGTAGATTTTTTTTGTTTAGTGTCAAATCTCCAGTAATTACGCTAAATAGATCCTCAAATTTAAAATTTCTAGTTAAATCATCAAACACCAATATATTATCATCTAAGTTAACGGTTTGGTAAGGAAACTGCCCTTTATTATTAAACTCCTTACCGTTTAAAGTTGTAATTTTTCTTACCTCAGCTAGTGCTTTAGATATAACTGTCTTACCTGTACGACCGCTAGGGTTATCATTTAACGTCTCATCATATAATATAATAGCCACACCCTCGTTTTGTTTCTTATACGTGCTTAAAAGATAACCTATACTTGTCTCTAGTGTCTTTTTTCTTGTAGGATCACTATTTGAAACATTAGAAATAAATTTTTCAAAATCGCTCACTCTATCGGATAAAATAAAATCTTTGTTTATTATGTTTTTTTTCCATACTAAGCCACCGCAATTTATATACTCAATATACTCTATATCTTTAGATGTTACCTTTACAATTATATTATTAAAAAATAAATAACTTATATTAGGTGTATCTCTCAGCATTGTTAAGTCTCTAGTAGCTAACTGATTTAGATAACTCTCTGTAAATTTAGCTGTGGATCTAGCAAAAAAATTATATACATTTAGATTCACACTCTCTACGTGCTGTAAAACAAAATCCTTTATATTGGTTTCATTTATCTCGTTTATTATATTATTATAAACCTTAACAAACGTAAACTCTTTATCGTTTAGCTGTACCTTATAAAAACCTCTATTTTCGAGAAACAACTTAAATTTAAAATCGTTTAAAGATATTTTACCGTTTTTATCAATATCCCAAAATATCATGAAATCATCCTCAAAATCAAAATCGATAATATCCTCTATATCATCATCAGATAACCCCTTTTTTTTAAGGTGTCTTTTAGCTGATTTATTACCCTTTTTTAGTATCTCCCTTGCTTTATTTATCTTATTATCATCTATAAGAGTAAGAGTGTCAAATTCCGAGCTATTTCTATATGCTGAGTCTATTATGCTTTTTACCTCATCCTGTTTTAAACCATTAGAGTAGTAGTTATAAAATAAAGCATTAGCATCATCTTTTTGCATCCCTGCCTTATTTAGTCCACAAGCCAATTTAAAAAGGTTGCTATTTCTCTCTCCTACATTTAAAGTGAATTTTTTGTTAAACCATTTAATTATAACATCTACCTTTTTATCTACATCATTAATCTTAAAATATTTAGGATAGTTATTAGTTCTAGTAATTTCTGTATACTCTTTTTTTAGTATCCATACCTTACTATCTTTATTTATCCATAGATTAGGATCATAACTCTCATAACATACCCTAGATACATCTTTTGTATTAGTATCTAGTTTAGTGTCGAAAGTCTCACAAATAGCCTCATAGTACTTTTTATGGTTATTTATTTCTTTAGGTATTTTTACTAAAGCCTTAACACCGTTACCAGATGGAGATATAAAAGCACAATAAATATACTCATTCTCTTTTAAACTATCTCTAAACTCTTCTGGCTTTTCTAAATCATCAAAATCTAAAATACCGTATCCAGAATGTTCTATAATATTTATGGCTCTTCTTTTGCTAAACTCACCAGAGAAGCATATACATTTTAGTTTCTCTTTTAGTTTGTTTCTTTTCTTTTTATCCGATTCTTTTCTAATATTTAGAATCTGATCTTTATTAGGATTTGTTTTAATATAATTTAGTACCTCTTCTATCTCTTTATAAAAAGGTACATCTATTATTTTTAAATCGTTAAAAACTGTTACCATATTTGTTTAGGGTTAAATACCCTACCATCACGCTGAGATAAGAGAGTGCGATCCAGTAGGGTATTTATAATATTTTAATCTCTTATCAGTTACAAATATACAAAAAAAACCAAAACACCAAACAACAACAACAAAACAACAAGCAAAAACCTTCTTGTTGCATCTAAACCCCTGTATTTACTGGTAGTCCCCAATACAACAACAAAATTTCATTTTTTTGCTCGTAAAATATTTTTTTAACCCTTAAATTATTTTATATATATAATAGAGTGCGCGCAACAAATGTTTAATGTACAAAAAAACCCTACCAACTTAATGATAGGGTTTTGAGTTTTTTAATGTTATTTTAATGCGCTCGAATAAACTCGATCTCTCGCTCTATATACTCTTTAGCTTTTAGTAGATCTCCTAGCTCATCGGATTTCTTACCAGCTCGACAAATATACTTAATAACATTGCCTCTATTAAAGTTTAGATTATATGCCTTAGATATATCTATCACATCAAAATTTACATCAGTTTTATAGTGTATCGGTTTCATATATTAAAAATCTACTTCTGGTGAAACATCCTCTGCATCCACAACAGTTATATTGTTAGTGTCTTTTTTAGAGTATTCTTTAAAATACTCCACAATATCAGAGTAATTCTCTTTAGCGAGTTCTAAGTCCTTTTTACTATATGAATTACCTATTGTAAAGTTTGGTACTGTATACTTAGTAGCTCCCTTTTTCATTTCTTTAAAATCATTTATTTCTATGAAATGAGATTCAAATCTATTGCTATTACCTTGTATATTCATTTTCTTGTCTCCAGATGAAAACAAACTAAAAGCAGAAACTACCGATCCCTTTATACTTATGTTTACTATTTCACCGTCTAAGATACAGTATAGAGACTTATGATACTTACCTCCAGCATCTATTATTTTCAGCCTAATATCATTATATAAACCATTAGCGATCTCTTTTCCAGAAAAAGTCTTTACATTTAAAACGTCTTTAGATGTAAATTTTATTTCATTGGAATAAATCCCTGTATTCTCTGAATCGCTAAAGCCTTTAATGGTGTGAAAATCCTCTAAAAATTGGATCTTTAAAGGTAGATGTACCTCTACATTCTCTTTTTTTTCTTTGTCGTAATACTGAAAACATTTTTTTTCGCTTTTCCATTCTAGGATTTTTAATGCTGGGTTATTACTAGTTTTTTCTGTTTTGTTTAAAGTTCTGAAACTCATAATATAATTGTTTTAAAATACGAATAAATTGCCGTATCCGCTTCGGCTCAACTTTTGCAAATATACTACATTCTTTTATTATTATAGTATGTTTCTTTTGTTTCTTTTGCTTTTTTAACCATGTTACATAGTTTCTTGTAGTGTTTATCGTTCTCATATAGATCACGATCCTCTGGTAATATTTTTAAGTCTACTACATCGGCTTGCATCCTTAACCAACTCTCAAAAGCTGGTATCTCCTCTTCTTGTAGTTTTAAAGTTACGTTTACTGTTTTAATCATTTTAAGTCTTTTTTAGCTTGTTTTATACATTGTTTTATTTGTTCTATAGTAGAACTATCTGTACTTGAATCGTACGCTTTACAATAAAGCTCAGTTGCTGAAACTCCATGTATTAAAGCTGCTCTGTTTTTTATTTTTTCTGTATTAGATTTAAAAATTTCTATTATATTGCTCATTTTTGTAAGGTTTTAAATAAGGTGATGATTTTTTTAATTTTTTAGAAATAACATGAACATGATTAACATTATCTTTAGTGATTGTAAAAAATGTAGTTATTCCTGTAGATTTGCTATCCATCATTTTTTAGGTTTAAATTTTCAACTAGTGTCTGGTTTCTCATTTTGCTAAGTATAAAAAATCTTTTATTTAGGTTATCTTCTATTTTTATATCTACATTTTTAAGATGTTCTATTCTTTGCCATTCTTTATTATTTACACTATAAAAAGTAGCGTTATTTATCCTTTTTTTGTCTTTTATTAGCTTTTTGTAGTTAGCTAAGTTTTTTGTTAGTGTTTTGTGTAGTTTTTTCATGTTTTTACATATTATCAGCTATAAAGCATTTTTTTGAGTTGCATATACCGTAGTTATCTATTTCTACTCCGCATACATTACAGGTATGAGATTCCTCTGTAGTAGGTGCTTCTGTTTTCCATTGATCGTAATTCATTTTGTTTATGTTTTAAAGTTTAAGCAAATCTAATAAATTACTTTTTAATAAAAAAACTTTTATAATAAATTTTTTTTTGTATATTTGTACTTTATTAATTTTAAACATAACAAAATGGATTTTTTAAATATGAATTTACCGCCAGAAGAAAACGAAAATAACAATATTGATGATTGGTTTAATTTTATGAATACTCAATTAAATAAGATTGAAAAAAATGTACAGAAATGTGAAATAAATAGTTTGTTAATCGATAACGATATAGATATAATATAGTAACATGATAAACGAAAAAAACTTTAATTTAAAAGATCATATAGAGGATTTAGGTATTACTCGCAATAAATTTGCAGTAAATAACAATATATCTCCAGAACTTGTGTACTATTGGTGTAGCAAACCATTCTATAAGTTAGGATATAATACAAAAGAACGTATAAAAAAAATAATACTATAAGTTTGATACAACGAATTTTATAAGGTGCTTTTTAATGTGCTATACACTTTGTTGTAAATCTTTTAAAATTACGATTATGACAATAGAAATTAATGTAGTAGAATGGGTTTTATACATTGTAGTTATTTGGTTAGCACTTGGGTTAGCTGATACAACTTTAGCTCTTTACAAAAGGTATTTAGAATGGAAAATTAAAAAATTAAAAGACAAGAGTAAGTAATTTTTATTGCGTACAACGGTTTGGCTATGAATTTTAAAAATTACGGATTATGAAAACATACATTGAATTAGGCTACCGAGATATTGATGAAGCCTACGAAGAAAATAGAAT